TATAGCACACCAGTTACTAAGTTCATTAATACTGCAGTTCCGCTTACTGAACTGCCAATCATAATTGCCTTATCGTTCCAAGCAGCGCCAACGTATGTCCAACTGCATGATGCTAATAGATAGGCAGTCTGCCCTTCCAAACTCAGTCCTGAACTCATTAAGAAAACACCAGAAACTCCTGCTATAGTAGCGATCCATTTTACATAACTATCAAGTGTGCCAGTTGGCGTAACCGGCGACATATCTTCAACTTGAGATTGGAGTTCTTCCATCTCTTCTTTGAGACGTTTTTTCTCAGCATTAAGTTCCATGGCAAGTCTGCCAGCTTTACTCATCTGACTTTCTTTATATTTTTCTTTCGCTACCTCGTGTATTTCTTCGGTCTTATCCATTTTTATTGATGCCGTTCCATTCTTCAGGTGTAGCGTCATTTAATCGTTTAGCATATGATCTGTCGTATGCTTCTGATTCTTGTCGCAAATTTGAATTGTATTCAGGATAAGGTCCATATGCTGGGTTACGATCTTCGGATTGTTGCTTATGCTCTTGATCATGAATATGTAACTGAATTAAAGCATAGTGAAGAATCTTCATAATGTCTTTGCGAGCATCAGCAGGAGTTCCTTTGTTGCCATATCGCTTCGCATATTTGAGAACATTACCAAGGCAAAATCCAGTTCCTAGTCCAGAGTCGATAATAATATCAGTTGCCTGATATTTGTCTGTTGCATAATGTTGATCGTAGGTTCGGTCGACATATTCCTGTAACTCTTTGACCAATTGATCTTCGTTAAATTTATACTTCATGATCTTGTTCCTTATGAATTAACGAGATGATTGCTTGTGTATCTTCAGGTGTATTATGTTTCATTTCAACAATATTATCCCATAAGAAAAAATTCTTTGCGATGTTATCATACTTAGTTTTACGTCCTTGTATGAATTTCTCGCTTTGTACTGAACCTCGTTCCGCGTATCGCTTTTCAATATCATCTGCACTGAGGATTATGATGGTAGTCTCAACGTCTGTCAACTCAACACAAACTTCAAGTAATGAGGCAGTGAACAGTCGGTCACCTTCAAACAGAATATTAGACTTGGTTTCTTTGATAAACTCAATCGCTTTTGGTTGTACCGCCATGCTAAGTTTATCGGTGCCTTGCGCGTATCCTTCAGCATCATAGTAAGGAGAGTACTTTCCGAATACATAGGTATCACGCGACTTAGAATATATCGAGTCGAGCAGATCCACTGGTTTCTCAGCAACCCAATCATCGGCGATACTTTTCATTATCGCGTTCATTAATGTAGTCTTGCCCGTTCCTGGTATACCGCCAATTGCAAATATGTTTCTCATTATCCAAAAAACTCTTCAAGTGATGACGATTCTTTTAAAGCATTGGGATGATGCCTTCTCAACATATCTTCATTACCATTTTTCTTGACATAATCATACCACTCTGTTTGTTCCCACATATTTGCAGAGACACCGTTCCAAAGAGGACGATAGAGTTTGTGATCTTTGTTTGTCCTACGATCGTCAACAAACGATCTACGTAGATATTCATATTCCCAACTACCCAAGTCTAGCATTTTTTCACGAAAATAGCAAACTAGAGAGATACGTTCCATTTCTTCAAGAGTCTTACCAGCGGGAGGGATTAGTTCTGTGTTGCCATGGATGCCTTCATGATTATTGATCAGCAACAAATCGCCTGGACGGATATTAATAGCGACCCGATATTCTGGCAGAACCAAGTACCCTCCCTCCCACTCTCTTTCTTTCGCGATCACCGACAGGTTTGAAAATCCTGCATGCAAATCACCTGCATCCCGATGGGCGGAGGTGCGAAAGTTTTTGTTCACTGTAATAGTAGTGAACGGTGTATCCTCGCCAGCAACTCTAAATCTGGGGTCGAGTTTCTTTGCCGCATTATTCTGAACATCAAACCGTTCTGGCAAGAGTCGCTGAAACTCATTCGAGAGTTTGCGCATAAACGGATAACAGAGCTCGTAGGTCTCACGATTATGTTCAGTATAAGAGGTGGCACGACCCCATGGTATACGAGGATACCGATCAAAAAACCCAGCAATACCTGATAACACTTGGTTTGCGTAGGTTGTGTTTGAAACATATTCTTCAAATAAATTCTTTGCTGCTGGTCCTTGATCTTGAACAGGTAGTCTAAGTATTTCTTCTACCTTAATGTCGAAGAATTTCTCGTAATCATATCCTTCTTCTTCTATCTTAGATTTGATCCAAACAATACCTCTCGCTTCTGATGGATCTTTTGCTTCAGCATGGCGTTTCTTAATATTCTCAATCGGGTCTCCATCTTCTTCAAAGAGAGATGCTTTAGTTCCGGTCATGAAGTATTCCATGATCTCTATCTGTTCTTCAGTACACCAATTACGTCCACCTTGTCGCTCACCCTTTGGTCCAGCAGCAAGACCTCTGTTCTGAGTTGGTAGCGCAGCATTAACCAAACCTTCATACGCGCCGAGTTGTTCTTCTCTGGTGAATCGATTCTTACGAAACTTAAAGATGCATTCTTCCTCTGATGGTTCTGTTCTACCAAGTTCTTGAATCGGAGCATAGAAATCCATATCCTCTTCAACCAACAGATCATAGTCGGTATCTTCCATATATGTACCGAGTTTATGATCACTCTTATATACTTTGTCCGCTATAATTACTTTCATACCATAAATTCCTCAAGTCCAGTAGAAACTTGTTCAAAGTCTCCAGTATCTAAGTACCATTCCATTTTATACTTTTTTATCTCATTAGTCAACCATTGTTTATCAACGGTCTCTTCACGTGCTTGCCACATAGGTTTCCAATCAATACCAACCCAGTTATCGTTTTCAACCTTCTTAATTTCCTCTGCTTGCCTATCTAGGTAATAACCAAGGTAACGACCACGAGACTTACGGAACAGTTTTTTAAAGGAGCAGAGGCACGTCTCCATAGCGAAGAAGTCCGCTTTCTCTGCAACGTGTGGGTATTTATACCTCGTTTCTTGTAGCATTTCTCTCGCCTCTCCCTCGAGGAAATCGATCTGCTCTTTATCAAGTTTCTTATCAACCCATTCTGGTTTGTCAATAGCAAGGCACATACCGTTACGATGAGAACGACTACCGCTATGATCATGGAACCAAAGACTGTCGACATCGATGTCAATATCACAACACTGTTTGAGAGTTTGGATATAGAACCAAGAAGTATATCTACCAAACTTATGCCATTTGTTGGTAGTTTTCCAAAGAGTGTAAAAGTCTTTAATCGGTTCTCCAACGAAACCTTCGGTCAACGCCTCACGCTGAGAACGAACACCAACGAAATCTTTATAAGACTCAAACATGGCGGGTAAGTGTCCCTTGTTCCATTTTGTGTCTGTTTGATACCGAAGACGTTTGTAGTTCTCATCGTTCCATTGTTTAAGACGATCAACACCAACAAGTTCCATATCAGGAAACTCGTTCCATATCACGTAAGAGGTTGGCCAATAGTAGGTGTTACCATACAACCACGTCAACCAAAGACGCTGCTCTTTATTATACTCGAAACGGTCGAAAAAATAATTCGTCATGTACAGCGATGGATCACAGTCTTCTATCTCAAGACTGCGACCGAACCACCGAACAAAAGTTTCCTTTTGGTCTACGCTGCGAAGCAAGGCAACTCCTCTATCTCGATTGTTATACCTTCCTTAACGGTTGTCGCTTTATTCAGATAAAATTTATCTTTGTATTCTTCACATTTCTCCCAATCAAGAATATTAGCATGATGCATAATGATTAGACCCTTCTTGCTGTTTTCATTGGTTATCTTATTAAGTATTGCACCCAACCCAGAGTTATGAATATAACCACTGCTGATCCCAATAATGGAAACTTCTGGATTTTGTTTTTTGCGTCTATCCGTGAGAGTTTTCCTATAAGATTCAGAGTAAGTGATGAAGTTCTTATCAGCATGCACAATGTCTGTCAAAATGCGAATCACTGCACGCTTATAATTTTTACCAACTCTTCGAGCGGTCCACCATTTATTGGCAGTTAATTGTTTCTTGCAGGTCTCTTTAAATCGATCGTAGTCATTTTCGTCCTTTAGATCAATCTTTTCTCCTTTATCGACAATATCCTTGTACATTTGTACGATTGCTCGTTGGCAATCTTCCGGCGAGTTTCCCGTCTTGATCTTTTCTTGATGATTCATCTCAAGACCAAACGCTATGTTAATGTTTGCTTGGATGAAGTTGAAGTCTGAGAAGTTAATGTAGATCACATTGACCTCTTGCCATTTTGCTCGCTTGGCAGCGTTAATTGTGTGATTACCGTCAACGAGCACTTTACTCCCGTCAGAATATACAACCACGATAACTGGTTCTATTTGCTTACGAGCAGCAGCAGGATCGTCTATCATCCTCTCTGTGATTCCTTGAACCTTTTCTTCGATGATTTTGTGATGGCGAACCTGAATGCGCTCATAGTTGAAGACTTCGTTAACACTCATGATGACAGATTTGTACAATCCCTTTTCGATATCCTTTCTGATCTTGGAAACAAGTTTCGGATCAAACGTTTCATAGAGATCCAGTACTTCAGGTTCAGGATATTTCTGAAACTCGATTGCATCCAAAACAACTGTTTTCATGTTTTCTGTAAGAATGTCAAAAGACCTACACCCCTCACCACCACCAACAGACTGGTTGTAGAATTCATCCCAGTTCAGATACTCCTTGGCGTGCTTCAGTGCCCAGTTTTCGAGCGTGATGCACTCTTCGACTTTACCTTTCCACAAGATGTAGCGTTTCATGTTTCCATGCGACCACTCATTAAGAAGGGACGAGTCGGCTGAGGAAGTAATGTAACCGTCTTCAACTTCAGTCGTCTTGTGATAACCGAGGTACATCTTACCACTAAGGTTGTGCACCCAAAGATAAAGAATTGCTGTATATTTTTTCATTGCCATTATTTTTGATCAACCTTGAAATAAAATGAAGTAGAATTATAGATGCTTCTTTTAAAAAAGTCAACTGGTAAGTAATTGATTCTGCTCGGGTTTTTCATAGGATGATGCAAGAGCACCTTTTCTGCCTGAATATAGTGCTTTACGAATGATTGGATCTTTGTCGTAGTAGATACCTTCGGAATAAGTAGGACCACCAATCTTAAAGATAGATAGACTCGCTCCGCTCTTCTGCTTACCCCAAAATGTAAATCCGCATTTTTCATAGAAGACCACAGCGTCTGGTTCTGCAGAGACTCGGAAATAGACTGCACCGTTTTGTATTGCATAGTCTAAGGAATAATCAGTAAG